GAACCACTTGCCCGTTTACCCATCTGGTGATAGGAGCGTCCTCATAAGACGACATAGGCGTGTTCGATCCACGCAACGGGCATAGGACAGAAACAACACTGTCCACCTTGACTTCTTCAAGTCAAACCCTTATAATACTAAGGTCAACATTCAAAACAATGACTCTTACAGCAAAATTCAAGAAGGACATCCAAATTCTTCGTGGTGCAGCAAACGGCGATTTCTACCTTGATGTAAAGAATCCGAAACTCTACAAAAAGGTTCGTCGGTATTATGAAAGTGAGGGCGTAGTATTTTCTGGTGATCCTCTGGATGATTATGAGATGCTTATGGAATATGTCTATCAAGATCTTGAATCTGTTGAGGTTGCATGATGAAGGTTATTAGGAAACCAACTGTTCTCATGGAACGATTTCCTTACCGTTATATTCAAGTTGGCACCTTGGAAATTAATGGTAAACCAGATTGTCGCATTCAAAAAGTAGATTCTTATACTGGTCGTTATCGAGATATGTATCTCTGCGACAATGAAATGCAGTTGATGACTGCAATGGAAGATTTTGAATACACTAAATGGTTAGACCCTGATAGAGTTCCTTGTTATGTTACAGATGATGAGGATGATGAGTAAATAGTCACGGATGGACTTTAACAGCACTGGTCGGGAGCAAACCCCTTTATGGCAAAGTCTAATGTATGCAGATACATTGGTAATATGCTTCTCTTATCGGGATATTTTTTCCTGTTATGGGGAGACATGAAGATTGGATTGTTTGTAAAATGTATTGGGAACATATTTGTTGTTCCTTTTGCAATTAAATACAAGTTCTGGGACATTTTATTCTTATGCGGTTTCTATGCTGCTATTGAAGTACCAAAACTAATCCAACTTTTCTTAGTTTCTTAAAACTAAGTGGTGGAGTCAAAATGACCCTATTAGGTTTCTTGCCATTCCTTAAAAGGCAAGTGGTGCGGATGGGACTCTCTCCCGCCTGGTTTCCAATTTCCAGTCAAAGAATTGGTGGCGAGCCTGAGTTGCAGAGGTGGGTTGCATAAACCCACCTTTTTTAGTATAATGAAATAAAAGTTTTTTATATGAAGATCGGTTTTAACTGCAGTTCTTTTGATCTTTTTCATGCTGGGCATGTTACTATGCTTAAAATGGAAAAAGATCTTTGTGATTATCTAAAGGTAGCTCTCCAAGTTGACCCTACAATAGATCGTCCAGGAATAAAGAACAAGCCAGCACAATCTGTTTATGAAAGATACGTCCAACTTCAAGCATGTAAGTATGTGGATGAAATTCTTGTATACGAAACTGAAGCGGATTTGTTGAATCTTATAAAAACCCAAACGATTCACATTCGATTTTTGAGTGAGGAATATAAGGAAGTTGATTTTACGGGAAAACAATATTGTATCGATCATGATATCGAATTACATTACCACCTAAGAAAGCATCAATATTCTTCTACAGAACTTAGGAATAGGGTTTATTCTCTTGAAAAAGATAAAAGAGAACAGAAGGAGTTAATTGAAGTTCCTCGTCAATATTCTCCTGAATTGCTAGATAAATATTCGCTCAGGAATGATTGATTATGACTATTTTAGTTACTGGTGGTGCAGGTTTCATTGGAAGTAATTTCTTACATAATGCCCTTAATTGGTTTGATGAAGAAATTATTTGTTTAGATAAACTTACTTATGCTGCTGACTGGCATAATATTCCAGATCCTGTTAAATTTTATACCACAGATATAGCGGATCAACATAATTGTGAATTTATATTTAAAAAACATAAACCATCTACTATTTTTCATTTCGCTGCAGAAAGTCATGTAGATAATTCAATTAAAGACTGTTCTGAATTTATTCGCACAAACATAAATGGGACAGTAAATTTATTGAATCTCTCTTTGAAATATGGTGTGGAAAAATTTATTCATATATCAACAGATGAAGTTTATGGAACAGTTGATAAAGATCCATTTACTGAAACGACCAGATACAATCCTAGGAATCCATATTCTGCTTCAAAGGCATCTAGTGACCAGTTTGTGATGGCATACCATAATACATATGGACTTCCAGCAATTGTTACCAATTGTTCTAATAACTATGGACCCAGGCAACATAAAGAAAAATTAATTCCAAAGACAATTTTGAATCTTTTAAACAATAAAAAGGTTCCGGTCTATGGTGATGGAAAACAAATTCGTGATTGGTTATATGTACAAGATCATTGTGAAGCTCTTTTATCAGTTTGGAATGGAGGAAGAGTTGGTGAGAGATATAATATTGGTGCCGATTGTAATGTAAACAATCTTGAATTAGTAAAAAAACTTTGCAGTCTTTTGGGGAAGAGTGAAGATCTAATTGAATTTGTCGAAGATAGACCCGGACATGATGGAATGTATTCCACCGACTCTACAAAAATTAAAACAGAGTTGCAATGGAAACCATTAACTACTTTTGAAAGTGGAATAGAAAAAACGATTGAGTGGTATGAAAGTAACAGAAATTAATTTAAAAGATGTATATCTTGTAAGTACTCCAAGATATGAAGATGAAAGGGGATTTTTTCTCGAAAGTTTCAACCTCAAAAAGTTTAGGGAAGCGACAGGAATCAATGACGAATTCGTTCAGGATAATCATTCAAAATCTGTAAAGGGCGTTCTGAGGGGTCTTCATTATCAAATTCAACACTCTCAAGGAAAATTGGTACGATGTACTCAAGGATCGGTCTATGATGTAATAGTTGATCTCAGAAAGAGTTCTCCTACATTTGGGGAGTGGTTTGGAGTTAAGTTATGTACAAATAACATTCATCTTTGGGTTCCTCCTGGATTTGCACATGGATTTTATGTTCTTTCGAAATCTGCCGAAATTAATTATAAGCAGACCGATTATTATTATCCAAAATACGATAGAACTCTTTTGTGGAATGATACTGATATAGATATCGATTGGCCTATCGATTCTGAACCAATTCTTTCTCCAAAAGATAAATTAGGTAAGTCCTTTGCAGAATGTGATTTATATGAATAAAATATCTGTCTATGGTGCTACTGGATTTATTGGTGGCACCTTTTGTGATCTATTTTCGGAAGAAGTTATTAAAATTCCTAGGGATCAGAGAGAACCAGAATCCAAGAATATTCTGTATTTGATCAGTACAATTTCAAATTATAATGTTTTTGAGAATCTTCATTTAGATGTTGATATTAATCTGAGTATTTTTTTGGACGTACTTCAGCATTGTAAAGATAATGATATTATTTTTAACTATGTGAGTACGGGATTTGTTTATGGTCCAGACATTCTTTATGCAAAAGAAGATGATTCATGTGATCCTAGGGGATTTTATTCAATTACAAAGAGAACAGCAGAACAACTTTTGATATCTTTTTGCAAAACTTTTGATGTTAAGTATCGTATTTTAAGAATTGCAAATGTATATGGTCAAGATAAAACCATATCCCCTAAGAAAAATGTTCTTGGATTTTTAGTTAATTTAATGAGAGAGAATAAACCAATCACATTATATGATGATGGGATGCAATTGAGAGATTATATGCATGTAATTGATATTTGCAGAGCATTAAAACTTGTTATTGATGAGGGTTCTGAAGATTCTATATATAATATTGCAAGTGGAACTGCTTTGCCTTTTAGGCAAATTATAGAAATGGTAAAAAATAATTTGGGAAGTGATAGTGAACTTATTTCAGTTGAGACGCCAAAATTTAATAGGATTGCTCAGGCAAAGAATTTTGCGCTAAATGCTGATAAACTTAAGTCCTTAGGGTTTACTCAAAGCATTTCTTTAGAAGAGGGCTTGCAAACAATTTGTTTATGAACTAGAATACATAATAGGAGTAATTTATTCATCTATGAGTGATTATAAGAAGACAGCACTTGTGCTTGGTGCTGGTGGTTTTATTGGAAGCCATATGGTAAAGAGGTTAAAGTCTGAGGGGTATTGGGTTCGTGGTGTAGACCTTAAGTATCCTGAGTTTTCTGTTTCTGAAGCAGATGAATTTATTCAAGGTGACTTGCGCGACATGAGTTTTGTTCGCCGTGTTCTTGAATTTAAAGGCGAGCAGGGTAACTTCTATGCAAATGTCCCCTATCGTTACATTCTTCCTTTTCACGAGATTTATCAGTTTGCTGCTGATATGGGTGGTGCAGGTTTCGTTTTCACTGGTGAGAACGATGCAGATATTATGCACAACTCCGCAACGATTAATTTGAATGTTCTTGAAGCACAACGCCAACTGAATGAAACATTTGACGGAATTGATAAAGAATGGACTGTATGTAATCGTCCTGTTCTAGATTATCAGACCAAAATTTTCTACTCTGGATCGGCATGTATGTATCCAGAGCACAATCAATTAGACCCAGATAACCCAGACTGCCGTGAAGAATCAGCATACCCAGCTAACCCAGATTCTGAATATGGTTGGGAGAAACTGTTCTCAGAGCGGTTGTTTTTCGCTTATTCTCGTAATTATGGGATCCCTGTTCGGGTTGCTAGGTATCATAATATCTTTGGACCAGAGGGAACTTGGAAAGGAGGTAGAGAAAAAGCACCTGCAGCAATCTGCAGAAAAGTTGCCGAACTTCCAGAGGGGGGTGGAACCATCGAGGTGTGGGGAGATGGCCTACAAACTCGTTCCTTCCTGTATATTGATGAATGCATCGAAGCAACCCGTCGAATGATGGAATCCGATTTCCAAGGTCCTGTTAATATTGGTTCTGAGGAAATGGTAACTATCAATCAACTTGTTGATACTGCTGCTAAGGTTGCTGGAAAAACTGTAGAAAAGAACCATATTGATGGACCTCTTGGAGTTCGTGGTCGCAATTCAAATAACGATCTTATTCGTGAGAAACTAGGTTGGGATTATTCTCAGACTCTTGAAGAAGGTATTCGTAAGACTTATAATTGGATTCAACAACAATTATGAATTATTATATTTTATGTCCTTGGGGAGAAACTGGTGGGCCTGAAGGATTGCATCAGTTGTGTTATGAACTTACTAATCTTGGTTTAAACTCTAGAATTGTTTATTATCATCCATGGACGGATAGAGTTGAAAGCGAGCACGCTGGTAAGATATGTGGTAGATATAATCAATATGATGGTGTAAAATCTCATACACCAAATCATATTTCTGACTTGGATGATTTTTCTAATGTTATTATTCTACCGGAAATTTGCAGAAAGAGACATATAGAAATATTCAAAAAAGCAAAAGTAGTTTTTCTAAGACTTTCTAATAATACAAAAGAATCTGCACCAGACCCAATAAATTATGATTCTTTATAT